AAATGCAACGAATAAATTCGTTGGAAATCTAGAGGGTAATGTAACAGGTAATGTCACTGGTGTGGCAACTGGAGCAGAAAAATTAGTTGGATCACCAGGTATTATTGGTACAACTATTACTGCTACGACTAAATTTGTAGGAAATCTGGAAGGTAATGTCACTCAGACATCTGGTACAGCACAGTTCAACTCAATTAACACAGTAAACTTCGTAGCAACTGGTGGCACAGTCACTGGTAACCTAAGTGTTGGTGGTACATTGACTTATGAAGATGTAACCAACATCGACTCTGTAGGTTTGATCACTGCAAGAACTGGTATTGAAGTATCTGGTATTGTAACTGCGAGACCAGGTTTTGCTGTTACTTACTATGGTGATGGTGATAAATTATCTGGTGTAACAACTGGAGTTACGGTAGCATTAGATAATTATGGTGGCATCAGTCCCTTTGTTCAGACTGGTACTAAAAATGTCACTGTGACGATTGGTTCGACGAGTAATGCCTATGGTGTTTATTACGTCTCTGCTGCTTCTACACCAGGAGGTAATGCAATCGGAAACAATGGTGACATCTGGTATTTCACAGGATAGATAAATGGCTTTTTATTTGAAAGAAGGTGGAGCTTGGAAGGAAGCCAAACAACTCTACGTCAAAGATGCCAATTCTATTTGGCAGCAAGCAACTGAGGCATACATTAAAGTCAATAATAACTGGGAGAGGTTTCACTCTGGTGCCTCTGATCAGTGGATGGTTATCATTGGAGGCACGAATAATCCATTCAGAAATGCCAACACTTACTATTCTCAGGCAACCGATTCTACGGGTAATATTTACATAGCAGCTGGAAGATATGTAAATGCAACTGTTACTAGTTCTATCTACCTTGCCAAGTTTAATACTCTTGGTGAGTTGGTTTGGGAGAAAGGACTTACTGATAGTAGTGTAGTCATTAACACTTATGTTGAGAGTCTCAGATTTGATAGTAATGATAACTTATACATGGTTGGTAATGCTAATAGTTCAAGCTTAGGATATACTACTAATGCGTTTATGATGAGACTGAACACTGATGGTGTTCTTCAGTGGCAAACTAGATGGGCTTATCCTAGCCAGGGTATTGCCAACTATTGTTATGATGTAGATTTCAATGGTGATCAAGATCCAGTAATGGCTGGATTCTTTTCATACAACTTACCATATCCACCTGGTGGACAGTCTAAGGGTCCATCATATACCTTTGATGAAAGTGATGGATCTAGAACTTCCAATAGGGCTTGGAATGGTGGTCCTGATGGTTTGTCCTCATGTAGTTGCCGACATATCAAGAAGGCAGGAAGTCATTTCTTCATGCAGATTGGAGGAGGAGTTACCTTTACACCTAACGTTGGACAGCATGGATATTCTGCCATTTTAAAAACTAATATGGCAGCTGATACACTTGTTTCTATTAGAAATACCTACATTGGAACCTATAGTAATTTGTGGTACTACTCTGGAGTAGAGACAGATGGAACAAGTGTGGTGACTCACGGACGCATTACCACTGGTTCTAGTGTTCGTGCTTACTTCTTGTATAACAGTTCATTGTCTCATGTGGCTGGATGGAATGTTACCGATACCACTCCTAACCAACAAACAGGTTATGATTATGCAAATTCATACGTATTTGATGGGACATATATTACTGCTGCAATTCACTCTTCTTTAGATGTTGTGAATTTGATTAAATTCAATGCTACAACAGGAGCTGTTGTATGGCAGAATAAATTTGTTGGTTGTGCTGGTGACGATGAGGTAGGAAAAGCTGGAACAAAGATGTATTTGCATGAGCATGGTGGTTTTCTCACACTCCTTAGCGTGTCTGAGTTTACTCAGTTATCTGCAGCAAGTAATTATGTTATGTTGCTTTGGAGAGTCCCTTCAGATGGCACAGGACATGGTACGTATGGTAATTATCAGTATACATCATCAAATTTCATCACACTAGCATCTCAAGGTGCTGCTAATGGTAGTAATTCAAACGTTGGTCCAACCGCATATACACCAACAGATTATACTCTTACTACAACTCAATTAGATCCTAATATCACAGTAAACAAGTATGATCTTGCTACTCCAGGATCACCTGCAGGAGAGTCTTATTGGATTCAGGTTGTCACTGGTGGATCAACACCTGCCATGTATGGTGTTGATTGTAACGATAACACGGGAGACATTTACGTAGCAGGACTTATTGATGGTACTAATAATGATGCCATTGCTATGAAGTTTAACAATGCAGGAACTGTTCAATGGCAAAGAACATTAAGTGGTGCTGGTAATGACTTTTTCCAAGGTGTTAAAGTTGGATCTGATGGCACTGTTTACTTTGGTGGACAGACCACTGATGGCATCTTGTTTGCAAAGTATAATAGTAGTGGAGCTATACAGTGGCAACGTAGAGGAAGTCTTGCTGGATCTGGAACTGGTGGTGTAAGAGGTTTTGATATTGATTCCAATGATAGGGTTCTTGCTGATGGGTGGAAGGGTGGTCCTGATCCAATTTCAGGTCAACTTGGAGACTCTCTGATTGCTTGTTTTGATAAGGATGGATCTATCGAATTCAACGCAGCCTTTGGAAGTGATGCACATGATGGTAGAACTGGTGGATCAGTAGCTTTTGATGGCACTAATGCTTTTTATCATCATACCTCAATGAATCCACACGGACACACCTATGACAAAGTGGTAATGTCAAGGTGGAGTAGTGCTGGATCATTGGCTTGGCAAGTAGCTTCTGATGGTGGATCTGGTGCTACATCTCATGGATGCGCTGTAGATATTCTGAATCAAGCATATGGTACTGGACAGACTGGTACTAATGTTGATCTTTATTTGAATCAATACATAAACAGTGGATCATATTATGGATTCAGAGCACAGGTTGGTGGTTCAAATGATGATTTTGGATATGCGATATCAGTAGATCCTGCTGGTGATATCTACGTTGTTGGTGGCACTAAGTCTGACGGTCCTGCTTTCGATGCAGGAAATCCTTGGTATTCTGGACTTATCTGTAAGTTTAATAAGTGTGGAAATCTTATCTGGCAACGTACCTTTGGTAGAACTAATGCCGAGGTCAGGTTCTGGGGTGTCAAGGTGAATGCTTACTACATGTATATTGCTGGATCAGATGCTGATAATAAGGCTCTGCTTCTCAAGTTGCCTAAGGATGGCAGCAAGACAGGAACTTATGGTGTCTATGAATATGAGGAGTCTACATTGACACAAAGAAGCAGTTCAGATTTTAGTAATACATCTTTCTCTACTAATACTGCAACTCCTTTGTCTGCTGTGACAACCTCATTGACTGATGCAGCAGGTAGTCAGACAGCAACCAAGACTGACGTTACTTGACAAGGCTAGATCTAGCAATTATAATTGTGAATATTCTTTGGATTTTGATATTTGCATCGGGGTTTTATTCCGATGATGAACTTAGATAGGATTTATTTACATGCAACTAAGAGTCCCTTATTGGTATTTTAATCAAGCATTCACAGATGAAGAGTGTGAAGAGATTATTAGGCTTGGTAAAAGGAAAGCTTTTGCCAATCCAGAAGCAACCAAACCAAGGATTGTTACATCTGCTGCTGAAAGAGATTCCGTTCAGAAATTGGATTTTGATGACGAACTTAGAATTGGTGTGAATTCCAAAACAGAAGTGAGAGATTGTAAAATTTCTTGGTTAAATACACCATGGATCTATGACCGTCTGAAAGATTTTGTCTTCCAAGCTAACCAATTAGCAGGTTGGAAGTGGGATATTGAAGGTATTGAAGGACTTCAGTACACTGAGTATAATGTAGGTGATCATTACGATTGGCATGTTGATGGTCCATCGGACTCATGGGGTGTATATAAGACACCTGATGAGCCTGGATACGACGGTAACATTCGTAAGATTAGCATCTCTATTTGTTTGTCCGATCCTGATGAATTTGAGGGTGGTGATTTACTATTCTCAGATCCAAGATATTTGATGGATGTGTTTGGAGACAATGGTGAAGAGCAACCATATAAAGTAAAGCACTTACGTCAGAGGGGTGCCATGGTTTTATTCCCAAGTTTCCAAATGCATAAAGTTACTCCTGTAACTAAGGGTATGAGATGCGCACTAGTAACCTGGGTAATGGGTAAACCATGGAAGTAGAGTTTCACAAACAACTCAGAGAAAGGATTAAGCAACTCAGAATGCAACATCTTTTCGAAGAACCTTGTCCTTTGTATGAACCTCCAATGATAGAAGATGTAACCGACTCACAAAAAGACTGGGAAGACTTCTGGTATAATGAGGATGGCACATCGGATGAATGAGATCAAACCAGTATCTCATATAACTAAAGAAGAGTGTCAGGAGATGATCGATGCCGCTATCAGAAGGCACAATCGTAATGCTTCAATTATTAGTATGTGTGTTGGGTGGGTGGTTCTTGCTCTTTTTGCTGACGGTCTTCTCAGACTAGTCGGAGCAATAGATCCATTGCTTCCCTGGCTAGATATTTCACTGAAGTAAATGAAAATGATTCAAACAGAAATGAAAGCAGTATTTTACTCAAAAGATAATTGTCAGTGGTGTGAGAGAGTCAAAATGTTATTTGAAACTCTCAAAATAGATTACCTAGAGTATAAGTATCAGAAAGATTTCACCAAAGATCAATTCTATGCTGAATTTGGTGAAGGATCTACCTTTCCTCAGGTTTCTATCGACAGTGAGCACGTTGGTGGATTCAAAGATACACTGCAGTACCTTCAGGAAAAAGATCTGTTATAATAGTATAAATAATTTTTAAGTTATGGAGGAACAACTCACACTTTAAGTAAAGTGGTTGTTCCATTTGAGTGGAGCAACCAAGTTCCACAGAGGAGAACACAATGCTAACACTAAGTATTTTTGTAGGATCGTTGTTTGCGATCACGTCGTTTTTTGTTGGTGGGGTTATTGGATGGACAGCAAGAGAATATTTGTTGTATAATCAAGAACCACAACCAACTATGCATCCAGAGATGTATGATGAGGATGGAAATGTTCTTCCCGATTCACTAATTTCATTCAGATTTACATATGATGATGAGAATGATGAAGAAGATTAATTATTTTGGAGTATAATTATGGCTAAAAAATTACCACCCAACCCCCTTGTAACTGAAGTATTTCAAAAGGTTTCAAGCGCAAAAACTAAAGCAGAAAAGATTGCTATCCTTCAGGAGTATAAGAATCCAGCACTCGTTCATTTGTTTGTTTGGAACTTTGATGAATGTATTGAATCTGCATTACCTGATGGTGAAGTCCCTTACACACCCAATGAAAATACAACTGGTGATGGTGTAAGTAGACTGAACAGTCAGTACAGGATTCTCTACAACTTCGTGAAGGGTGGTAATGATGCTCTCAAAACCACGCGTAGAGAGTCAATGTTTATTCAACTTTTGGAATCACTTCATCCCGATGAAGCAGAGTGTCTTTGTTTAGTAAAGGATAAGCAACTTGGAAAAAAATACAAAATCACCCACAACACTGTTAAAGAAGCCTACCCCGACATCATCTGGGGATCCCGTGAATGATTCTAATGCCTGGTCAGAAGATGAACTTCTAGGGTGCAAAGAAGTTTATGGAGTGTCTGTACTTCATGTTAATGCTACCCGCATGCAACTTAATGACAAGACACTTCCTAACGATGCATACACAGTCACATATGTAGTCAATGGTGTCACTCAGACTGACATTGCTAGGTGTGGTAAAAAGGTTAAGCTCTTTGATTGTTACTATGATAAGTTTGGAAAAGATCTGAAGGGTATTGACTTCGGACCTGGTACTGCTAACCCTAAGACCTGGGGTTATGAAAAGGCAAAACCAAAATCGAAAAAATAATCCAAAATATCGGGGAAAAAAATCCCGGCAATTTTTTGGTCTGTAGGGTTCACCATGATACAAAACCCTGTTGTAGCAACGATGTTGACATAAATAGCAATAAGGACTATAATAGTCTCGTCGTTCATCTCTGAAAGGAGACGCAAGTAAGTCGCGGAACGGAGCGTTCATCCCATGTTAGAATTACTTCTAAGCACAACGCTCACATGCCAAGAAGCCGATGCATTAATGACTCGGATTTCAAAGCATGACGATCTACCTGCATTGGTTAAGATCGAATTAGTAGAGACCGTTAAGGAATCTGCACCTGAGTGTTACTGGGACGCAAACGACTGAAGGAACGGAAACTCGGATCACCTGCATATTGCAAGGTTAAAGGAGAAAATTCCATTCATTCAGGAGTAAACAAATGGCAAAAGTCGTGTATCGTGGTGCCACTTATGACACCAAAGAGCGTCGTGACGAGCTCAAGGCAAAACAGCAAGTTCGCTGGTTCAACGAAATCTATCGTGGAATTAAGCACAAAGAACCTGTTGTAGTCGTAGGAGCTTGATTATGCTACAAACCATCGGACTCAGTTCTTTGGCAATGGTAGCATTTATTGGACTTATTTACGGTGAAGTAGTCCTCCTTCAAAAAATGTAGGAGTACAAATGTGGAAGATCTTTAAAAACAATGATCCTCCAGACTTCGATCCATTGAAACATGATCCAATAACAGTTTTTGGATTTTTGACTTATCGCGGTGTGTGCTATGCTAAATGGGTTCATTTGAAGTCATATGGCATAAGCAACTGGAAAGTTAGTGATAGGGGAGATTGACTTCTCCCCTTTTTTTGTCTATAATTATACTTAAAGTGATTTTTTATGGATCGAGACAAACTCAAACTAATAGTCAGGAACTTAAAACTTTTGATCGAATCCTTGGAATCGGAAGTTTTCTCTGACGTTGATTTATACAAGGAAATTGACAGAGAACGCATTGATATGTACAGTGGTGGTTCTCCCCTAAATGATTATGATGAGGTTTTTGACGACGATGACGGATACCCTGACTGATTGGAGATACTCCGACAAAAAACTCAAGCTTCGTGAAGAGTGCTTAAAGATTCTTTTAGAAACTTATGGTAACGATAAATATGTTGTAAATAAGAGCATCTATGAGTGTGCGCACGATTGGGTGTCTCAAGGTAATGCAATATCTGTCGGTATCATCAACTACTACGAGGAAAACTATGCGCCATAAAGATACCATTAGACTTACCAAGCAAGCTTTGAAGCAACCTTGGTTATATACTAATGAAGAATTGACTTTTATGCGTAAAGCCAAGAGGCAAGCAAAGAAGAGTCTTAAAATTAAACAGATGATGAAAAAGAATGACTGTCAAACTGATTCAAGCGACACCGAATCCTGAAGAGAATATGGCATATATTGCCAGAGTCTCTAATCCTAATAATCAGGAAAATCCTAATTATGCAGGTCTATTGAAGTATTGCATCAAGCACCAACATTGGAGTGTTTTTGAACAAGCATACATGACTCTAGAAATTGAAACTTCTAGAGCAATTGCCGCTCAGATCTTGCGTCACAGGTCATTTACATATCAAGAGTTTTCGCAACGGTATGCTGATACTTCCTTACTCTCACAGGAGATCCCCTTGCCGGAACTCCGTCGTCAAGACACCAAGAATCGTCAAAATTCTATTGATGATCTTGACGAGGAACAAGCTCATTTGATGCATAAAGAGATTCGTCAATTATTTGCCGATGCTCAAGACGTGTACCGATATCTGATCGATATGGGTGTGGCAAAAGAGTGTGCTAGAATGGTGTTGCCTCTCGCCACACCCACTAGAATCTATATGACAGGTTCATGTCGTTCATGGATTCACTATATCCAATTGCGAACTGCAAATGGCACTCAGAAAGAGCATATGCTGATTGCAGAGCAATGTAAGGATATCTTCATTGATCAATATCCTACAGTCTCTGAGGCTCTTGAATGGAAGTAAAAGTATTTGATGATTATCTGCCTGAAGATCAATTTCAGTTTCTGAAAGATCTTTTTCTATGGAAAACTGATATTCCATGGGTGCTGTGTCCAGAAGTTGCTCATCGAAGTGAAAACATTGATGAGTATTGGAACTGGTATGCTATTCATCCCATATATGGATATCCAGAGAATGACACCATTAGTCCTCATACACCATGTTTTTCGTCACTCAACAATATCTTTTTTGAGGAGTTTCGTGATCAGGGTATCATGAGGAGTTTGATTAGAGCAAAGGCAAACTTTTATCCTGGCACTGATAAAGTTTATGAGCATGATCCACATACGGATTATCCATGGTCTCATACTGCTGCTATTTTTTCTCTCAATACATGTGATGGATTCACTAAAGTTGGGGATGAGAAGGTAGAGAGTGTTGCTAATCGATTATTATTGTTTGATGGGTCTAAACCCCATAATTCAAGTACCTGCACAAATGCCAAAGGCAGGTACAATCTTAGTTTCAATTTTCTCTGATATATACCTTTATAATCATTAACATTATGGCAACTTATCCCATAGTTAACAAAACCACTGGAGAACAAAAAGAGGTAGTCATGAGTATTCATGACTGGGATCAGTGGAAGACTGATAATCCAGATTGGGAACGTGACTACTCTGATCCATCAACTGCTCCTGGTGTGGGAGAGGTTGGTGAGTGGAAAGACAAACTGATTAACAAAAATCCCGGTTGGAATGAGGTGCTTGCAAAAGCATCGAAAGCAAACGGTGGCCGTCAAAACCTTAAGATCTAATCGCCCATGCCTAGAAAAAGAAAGACCACCAGCAGTTCTATTGTTGGGGCTGGTTATACAGCAAAACAAATGAAGAGGAAAAAACCAATCAATGCTGACCTTTTGGTTGATATTGAACCTCTAACCGAAAATCAGAAAAAGTTTTTTGCTGCATACGAGAAAGGAAAAAATGCTTTCCTATATGGGTGTGCAGGAACGGGTAAGACGTTCATTGCCTTATATAATGCACTTAAGGACGTTCTTTCGGATGACACACCATACCAAAAGATTTACGTTGTTAGATCTTTGGTAGCAACCAGAGAGATTGGTTTCCTTCCTGGTGATCATGAAGATAAGTCGGCACTTTACCAGATTCCTTATAAGAATATGGTCAAGTACATGTTTGAGATGCCTTCTGATGCTGACTTTGAGATGCTATATGGCAATCTGAAGCAGCAAGAGACTATCTCATTCTGGAGTACATCTTTTGTTCGTGGAACCACATTCGATGATTCTATTTTGATCGTCGATGAGTGTCAGAACTTGAATTTTCACGAATTAGATAGTATAATTACGAGAGTGGGTGACAATTCTAAAATTATGTTCTGTGGTGATGCCACCCAATCAGATCTCACAAGATCCAATGAAAGGAATGGAATCCTAGATTTCATGAAAATCATTGAGCAGATGGAATCGTTTAATATTACAGAGTTCGACACGGAAGATATTGTCCGTTCTGGGCTTGTTAGAGAATACATTATTAAGAAACTGGCAATGGGATTTTGATGTTTAATTATGTTGATGTGGATCTTCCGAAACTAAGTAGGGAGACTTTAGATAATGTTCGATATTATACTGTCCCTGGTGAGGGTGAACCGGTAAAACTGGTTTCCATCACATCAGTTACCAGTTTCTACAATCGGCAGGTTTTTGCTGATTGGAGGAAAAAGGTTGGTGAGGAAGAGGCAAATAAGGTTACTAAGGCTGCCACTAGACGTGGCACCGATATGCATACTCTGGCAGAGAATTATCTCAAAAATGAGGACCTACCAAAGGTGGGTGTTCTGCCAGAGTACCTTTTTAAGCAAGCAAAACCATATCTCGATAAAATTGATAACATTCATGCTCTGGAGGACAGTCTTTACAGTGTCCAACTTGGTGTTGCAGGTACAGTAGACTGCATTGCAGAGTATGATGGTGAATTGGCAGTCATTGACTTCAAGACTTCCAAGAAACCAAAACCCATTGAATGGATTGAAAATTATTTCGTTCAGGCAGCTGCGTATGCTTGTATGTTCTATGAGTTGACGGGTATTGCCGTTGATAAGTTAGTAATTTTAATGTCATGTGAAAATGGTGAAGTGGAAGTATATGAAATTAAGGGTGAAGACAAGTTACCTTATATCAAACTACTTTTAAAATACATTCGAAATTTCGTAGAACATAAACTTACCGAATATGGAACCTGAACTCAAAAAAGTCATTGATGAGAAATTTTTGACTGCTGCTAGTTTTGCCATGGAGATCGAGAAGATCGTCTCTGTGGAACCTGACATGAACTACATTGATGCCATCGTTTTCTTCTGTGAAAGCAATGGTATTGAGGTAGAATCAGTATCAAAAATTATCTCCAAACCTCTGAAGGAAAAACTGAAGTGTGATGCACTGAAGTTGAACTTCATGAAGAAAACCTCCCGTGCAAGATTACCTGTTGATTAAGTGAGATTGAAAGTGAGTCCGTTTGATTGCTATCAAACATATTTGTCATTGAAAAACCACTTTACGAAAGAGAGATATGATTTCTTTCAGTATGGTGGTAGAACCAGAGCATCCATGTCTGCTTTTAATAAGCGTAAGGATAAATATTGGTTTGAAAAGATGTCTCGTCAGAGAGCTGATGATGAGATCCGTGATTATTTCATCGCAAACTTTATTGCATCCGATACACCAGAGAAGATATGGATTGGTGGTTTAATAAAAGAAGGGGAAAGTCTGTATCAAGGCTGGCAAAAGAGGACCCAGAGTTTGACCTACTTGTTCAAAGAACAATCGGAAGAATTGCTGTCGAAAGCAGGATTAGAGACTGTTTTCGATTGTTCCAAGGGACATCCAATACTCTTAAAAAGATATCTCGCTGGAAGAATTTCCATAGAAACTCTGGTAATCTATGATAAAATATTCATGTTTAGAAAGAGGTTCGACAAGAGTCTAGACGACCCTATTTGGAGTTCGGTTTCCCTCAAACTTCAGAAGTACGAACCCTTTCTAAATATTGATGTGCAAAAGCACAAACAAATACTGAGGAGAATTGTCAGTGAGTAAGTTCTTTGATTCTGATGTTATCCGTGCAGAACTTGTAGAAATTAATCGTCTACAAGAAGAACTGTACACCAATATGATTCACTTTGATTTTCTCACTGAAAAGGAAAAAGTTCGTAATCTTGATCTGTTGAGTGATCTACTCGAAAAGCAACAGATCATGTGGACTCGTCTCTCTTTGGAAGATAGTGAGGATGCACAGTTGATGAAGGATCATATCCAAGCATCTGCTGTCCTCATGGGTTTCAAGGAGGATACTGATATCGGTTTGCTGTTTAAAAACATGCAAAATACGATCGAAGAAATTCGAAAAAGCCTTGACAAGGACTCCACAGTAAACTAAAATACCAAAGCAAACAGGCCAAATCTAATGTCATTCGCAAATCTAAAGAAGCAATCCAGTCTTGGTTCTCTCACCAGCAAGTTGGTGAAAGAAGTCGAGAAAATGAACAGCAACGGCGGTTCTGGAGATGATCGTCTCTGGAAACCAGAAGTCGATAAAGCAGGTAACGGTTATGCTGTCGTCCGTTTCCTTCCTGCTCCCGATGGGGAAGACTTGCCTTGGGCGAAGATCTACACTCACGCATTCCAAGGTCCTGGTGGTTGGTATATCGAGAACTCCTTGACCTCTCTGGGTCAGAAGGATCCCGTTTCTGAATACAATACCCAACTGTGGAACAGTGGTATTGATTCCGATAAGGAGACTGCACGTAAGCAGAAACGCAAACTCTCCTACTATGCCAACATCTATGTGGTGAAGGATCCTGCCAATCCTCAGAACGAGGGTGGTGTGTTCCTGTTCAAGTTCGGTAAGAAGATCTTTGATAAGATCATGTCTTCCATGCAACCTGAGTTTGAAGACGAAGATCCCATCAACCCCTTTGATTTCTGGGCTGGTGCAGACTTCAAGATCAAGATCAAGAAGGTTGCTGGTTACT